GCCCGTTCACTTCGCTGACCTCCGTCATTACAACTGGAGATTATCGACTAACATCGGAGCCCCATTCGCATCCCTCAAAAAGTGGAAACAATATGTCATCGACAAGTACAACTACTTCCGTGACGGAACACCCTTCCCCACTCCCTTCTCACGCGACCTCTTCCTTGAAGCCAACCCAACATCCGAACCCCTCGCCATCACTGACACCAGAATGACGAAACACAACCTTTACAACGAAATGTTCACAATTAACCGAACCAACATCCATCGCATCAAGCTTGGACACAGAGCCGACAACTTTAATAACGACTACCGTTATTGGAACACCGCCTTTGCTCGACAGCATTTAGTCAAGAAAGACGAACCCGATAAAGTACGCCTCGTTTTTGGAGCACCATCAACCCTACTCTGCGCCGAACTTATGTTTATATGGCCCCTTCAGGTTCACCTTCTCCTCATGAAATCATCATCTCCCCTTCTCTGGGGTTTTGAAACGATTCTCGGAGGCTGGTACCGTCTCGCTGGATTTATCCAAGAGCACATGCCACGCTTCGGAGCTATTGTCACAATTGATTTCTCCGGCTTTGATCGATACGCACGCCACACCGTGATTCGCGATATCCATTCTAACGTGATGAAGCCCTGCTTCACATTCAAGAAAGGCTACCACCCAACGCGATTCTACCCCGATTCAACTGAAGCCCACACCCGAGAAAATGATCCTTACCTTACCACCGAGCAAAAACTCGACAACCTTTGGAACTGGATGACCAACGCCATCCTTACCATTCCACTCCTTATGCCAGACGGACGCTTACTCCAATTCAAGCACTCCGGCATCTTTTCCGGTTATTTTCAAACTCAGATCCTCGACTCTTTGTACAATATGGTCATGCTCTACACTATCCTATTTCGCATGGGATTCACTGAAGAACAGATCCTTATGAAAGTCCAAGGCGATGATTCAATTATCGCTCTCCTATGCTGCTATTTCCTATTGCTTGCATCTTTCATGTACACATTCACTCGTTACGCACTACTCTATTTCGGAGCCATCGTAAGTGAAAAGAAGTCAGAATTCCGCCCTTCTCTCGAACACGCAGAAGTCCTACGCTACCGCAACCACAACGGCATCCCTTACCGCGATGAACTCCAACTCCTAGCTCAACTTCGCCATCCTGAAAGAGCTACTACAGCTGAAGCCCTCGCCGCCCGCTGTGTAGGTATCGCCTACGCCGCATGTGGACAACTTCCTCGCACGCATGCCATCTGTGAAGATATATATCACTTCCTAGTTGACAAGCTACACGTAGAACCGAAGCAGTCCGAACTCGACTTCTTCTTCCGATACATCGACATGTCCGAAACATCAGGCCTTAAACCTGACGCATCGTACTTCCCGTCGCTTATCCAAACCATGTCTCACCTAATGGACCCCGAGCCCGCCGTCGCCACTAAACACTGGCCGCCGACTCATTTCATTGGCCAACCTGGTCGTTGCTAGACACCGCAACGAATTATGTTTTCAATTTCATTATTCAAATAAAAAAAAAAAAAAAAAA